GCCAATTAAGAAAAAAGAATTCGATTATATTTCAAAATTTTCTTCTAAAACAAAATATAAAGAAGAAAAATTTTATTATTGTGGTGAAACCTTTAATGATGCTTGTGGTCTTCCCGGTCCTGTTATGGGAAACATAAATATGTTTTTAGGTCACACTAATTCATCAAAAACAACCGCAATGATTTTGTCGGCGGTTGATGCGCAAAGAAGAGGAGATTTGGTTGTTTTTATTATTACCGAAAGGAAATGGAAATGGGAACACGCTGTCGAATTGGGTCTTCAAGCGGAAAAAGACAAAAATGGAGAGTGGTACGGTGATTTTATTTTTAACGACTCTTTTGAATATATTGAGCAAGCAACCGATTTTGTTAATGAGATTATTGATGCTCACGAAAAAGGAGAAATACCAAGAAACATTTTATTTTGTTGGGACTCTGTTGGTTCGATACCTTGTAAGATGACCTTTGATGGTAAAGGTGGTAAACAACACAACGCTAGTGTTTTATCCGATAAGATTGGTATGGGTATTCATGCAAGGATAACTAAATCAAAGAAAGAAGATTATCCGTCAACAGAAAACTCATACTACTTAACAATGGTAGTTGTTAATCAACCATGGGTAGAACTACCGGATAATCCTTTTGGTCAACCAGAAATTAAAGCAAAAGGTGGAGAAGCACTATGGTTAGCATCAGCATTAGTTTTCTTATTCGGAAATCAAAAGAAATCGGGAATCAATCACATTGATGCTGTTAAAGATGGTAGAAAAATTACATATGCCATTAGAACAAAAATATCGATACTTAAAAACCACGTTAATGGTTTGGGGTATAAAGACGGTAAAGTGATTGTTGTTCACAATGGATATATTCCCGATACAAAAGAAGCTTTGGAATCTTATAAAAAAGAAAATTCAAATTTTTGGAAAGAAAAAATTGGTGGAGGCGATTTTGAATTAAAAGATTCTGTCACATTTGAAGAGGATTCAGATGAATCTTGATTGTTTAACAATTAGAACAATGATAAATGCCTAATGTACTTTTAGTAGATGGTGATAATTTACTAACAATTGGATTTTTTGCATTAAAAAATCATTTTCATAAAGGGGAACACATTGGTGGGATTTATCATTTCATCAACACCATTCGTATTTTTATTGAAAATCACAAATTAGATAAGGTAGTTGTGTTTTGGGATGGAGAAAATGCTTTACAGACTAGAAGAATTTTTTATCATCAATATAAACAGAATAGGAGATTAAGAATTAAAACAGAAGAAGAGATTAATTCTTACAATAGAGAAAGGAACCGAGTAAAACAGTATTTAGAAGATTTATATGTTAGGCAGGGTGAATATGATTTTTGCGAAAGCGATGATTCAATTGCGTATTATGTTCAAAATTCACCGAATGAAAATAAAATAATATATTCATCAGACGGAGATTTAACTCAATTAGTTTCAGAGAACACTAAAATATATAATCCATCATATAGTAAAATGTATCATAAAAATGATATGTTTATATATGACCATCAAGAAATTCTTATTCAGAACGTCAAATTAGTTAAAATGTTATGTGGAGACCGTTCTGATAATATTGCGGGAATAAAAAGTTTAGGAATCACAAAATTGTTAAATGCGGTTCCTGAATTGAAAGAAAGGGAATTAACATTAGATTATATAAAAAATAAATTTAATGTTTTATTTGAAAGTGACAAACACAACAAATCAATAAATAATTTATTAACTGGTGTTACAAAATACGGAGTATTAGGTGATGAGTTTTTTCAAGTTAATGAAAGAATAGTTAATCTTGATAACCCATTTCTAACTGAAGAGGCTAAAGAATCTATTGTTTTACTTATAGATGATTATATGGACTCTGAAGGTCGTTCGTATAAAAACACAATGAGAATGATGGTTGAAGATGGTATATTTCTATTATTACCAAAATCAGACGATGCGTGGATAAGATTTTTAAACCCATTTTTAAGATTAACAAGAAAAGAAAAAAATAAAAAAACAATTAAAATTAAAAAAAATGAATAATCAAGAACTATTAAAATTTGAATTTTTACTTACACTTGAAAACAATATTGTTTGTCAAAGGTTTTTCAATGTAAGAGATTACAATCCTCAAACTCGCAATTCTTTGGATTTATACTACGTTGTAAAAAATATTTCTGAAGAAATTAGTGAAGATTTGAAAATAAAAACTATGGATTATCTATACGATAATATGGATTTTTTTTACGATTCAGAGAATTCAGATACCAAATTAGATGGTACAGATGAGTCCTTTGTTTTAGAGATTAAGTTGGGTGATGATGTATTTATCAGAAGTATGTTTCCAGCAAATTACTATCACCCAAAAGTTAGATATACAGTTGATATTCGTCCGTACCTTAAAAGGTATTTATCTGAATTAACAAATGTATTATCATCCAAAGATTTGGAAACAACTTATTTAAATTACGAATTATAAAAAAATAAAATATGTCAGAAAAAAACTTTGGATTTTTAGGCTCATCGTTCCAACAAACACTATTAAAGGCAATATTAGAAAATAAAAAATATGGAGAACAAATTATCGATGTAATTGAAAGTAAATATTTTGACAACAATTCATTTAAGTTTATTACACAACACATTAAGGAATACTATCAAAAATATGGTCAAATTCCTGATTATCAGAGTTTATCTCAAATAATTGTAATGGAACTTGGTTCACAAGATTCCGCTAGAATACACTTAGATACAATAAATGATTTAAAGGAAAATACCAAAGAGGACCCAATGGTTCAAGAAGAGGCTTTGAATTTCTGTAAACAACAAAATCTTAAAAAAGAAATCAAAAATGTTTCAACTATTATTGAAAATGGTAAGTTTCAAGAGTATCATAAAATAGAAGGGATAATACAAAGAGCACTTAGAGTTGGATTGCCACCCGATGAAACCATTGATGTATTTCAGAACATTGACCAAGCGGTAGAAAAAGACAGTAGATGTCCAATACCAACAGGTATTAGTGGATTAGACCACGCGTTAAAAGGTGGTTTAGGTAGAGGAGAATTGGGTGTTATATTAGCCCCGACAGGTACTGGAAAGACAACACTATTGTCGTTATTTGCAAATACTGCATATAATCACGGATATAATGTACTCCAAATATTTTTTGAAGATAGTACAGATAATATAAAACGTAAACACTACACGATATGGTCGGGAGTTGCGCCTGATGACCAACCTGACAATAAAGAATTAGTAAAAGATAGGGTGTTAGAGAAAAGTTCAAGTAGTAAAGGGAGCTTAGATTTATTAAAATTACCAAGTGATTCAGTAACCATTTCAGAAATAAAAACAAGAATAAGGAAACGTATTTCAGAAGGTAAAAAAATAGATTTATTACTTATCGACTATGTTGACTGTATATCACCAGAAAAATCACAATACGGAGAGGAATGGAAGGGGGAAGGTTCTGTGATGAGAAGTTTGGAATCCATGACAAATGAATTTAATGTTGTAATATGGACGGCAACTCAAGGTAATAGAGAATCTATTTCATCGGAAGTAGTTAATAGTGACCAAATGGGTGGTTCAATTAAGAAAGCCCAAATTGCTCACGTTATTTTATCAATAGGTAAAACTATCGAACAAAAAGAACACAATATGGCAACCATGACTCTTCTTAAATCAAGAATTGGTAAAGATGGTATTATATGGCAAAATTGTAAATTTGATAATCAATATTTAGTTATTGATACCGAATCACAAACAACACTTTTGGGTCATAAAGAAGAAAAACAAAAAGACAACGCAACTAGAGCAAAAGAAGCCTTCATGAGAAGGAACCAAATGTTAAATATCACAGAATAAAAATTTATTAAGTAATGAAAGAAAAGATTTTACAAGAAAATCCAGGACGCTTTGTCCTTTTTCCAATTGAACACCATGACATATGGAAGTTGTACAAACAACAAGAAACTTGTTTTTGGACCGCAGAAGAAATCGATTTAAAAGACGATATCTATGATTGGGAGAATAAATTAAACGAAGATGAACAACATTTCGTAAAACATGTATTGGCGTTTTTTGCCGCATCGGATGGTATTGTTAATGAAAATTTAGCGATGAATTTTGTTAATGAAGTTCAATATACTGAAGCCAAAATGTTTTACGGATTTCAGATTATGATGGAAAACATACATAGTGAAACGTATTCATTATTAATTGATACCTACATAAAAGATAAACAAGAACAAAATAAGTTATTTAATGCAATTGAAACGATTCCCGCAATTAAAAAGAAGGCCGAATGGGCCATAAAATGGATTAATTCAGATTCCTTTGTTGAAAGATTAATCGCATTTGCGGCGGTAGAAGGTGTTTTCTTTTCAGGTTCATTTTGTTCTATCTTTTGGTTAAAAAAACGAGGTCTCATGCCAGGTCTTACATTTTCAAATGAATTAATTTCAAGAGATGAGGGGATGCATTGTGATTTTGCTTGTCATCTATATAATCAACACATTAATAATAAATTGTCTGAAGAGAAAATAAGAGAAATTATATGTGGTGCTTTGGAAGTAGAAAAAGAATTTATTCTTGAAGCGTTACCCGTTAGATTGATTGGTATGAATTCTGACCTAATGTCTCAGTATTTAGAATTCGTTGCGGATAGGTTATTGGTTTCATTGAATTGTTCTAAAGTGTATAATGTTGAAAATCCTTTTGATTTTATGCAAAATATTGCTCTTCAAGGTAAAACCAATTTCTTTGAAAAAAGAGTTGCAGAATATCAAAAAGCTGGTGTTAATACCAATAATTCTATTGAAGATATGAATGGTTCATTTGATGATATTGATTTTTAAAATTTAAAAATATGAAAGTTAAAAAAAGAGACGGCTCATTAGAGGAAATGAGATATGATAAAATTACAAGAAGAATTCAAAATTTCTGTGATGATTTAAATCTTGAATATGTTGACCCAACATGGATAACACTTAAAGTAACACAAGGTATTTACGATGGTATATCCACAACTGAACTAGATGTATTGGCGGCAGAAACCGCCGCTTCCCTTGTTACATCACATTCGGATTATGCGAAATTAGCGGGTAGATTAGCGGTATCTAATTTACACAAAACCACACCAAAAAAATTCTCTCAATCGATAAAAGAGTTACATTCTTTTGTTGAACCAAAAACAAATAAGGAATCTTCATTGATATCAAATGAAACGTATTCTTTTGTTCAACAACATAAAGATGTTTTAGATGGTGCAATTGTTCAAGAAAGAGATTTTGATTTTGATTATTTTGGTTTTAAGACATTAGAACGTTCATATCTATTAAAGATTGGTAATCGTATTGTTGAAAGACCACAGTATATGTATATGAGGGTTGCTGTTGGTATTTGTAATAATGATATTGAAACTGCTCTAAGAATATATGATGATTTATCACAACATTTTTATACACATGCGACGCCAACATTGTTTAATGCTGGAACACATAGACCTCAAATGTCATCTTGTTTTTTAATAGGTAATAAAGGTGATGATATTAATGGATTGTTTGACACAATAAAAGACGTTGCAAATATATCTAAATGGGCGGGAGGTATTGGTTTACATGTTCACGATGTGAGGGGTAAAGGTGCGTACATTAAAGGGACAGGAGGAGAGTCTGATGGTTTATTACCCATGTTGAAAACTTACAATGAGGTTGCTCGTTGGATTAATCAGTGTTTTGCTCCTGACACGTTATTGTACACAGATATGGGTATAAAAAAGATTGACGAAGTTATTCCTGGTGATTTAGTTTTAAATAAAGATAGAAAATATGTTGAAGTTGGGGAGGTTTTTGTTTATCACCAAAATGGGGGGATGATTGAAATTGAAACAAAATCAACAATTAAACCTCTTAAATTAACGGACTCACACCCTTTGTTTGGGTTTAAAAATACATACAATAGAATAGGTAGAGAGAATTTTGAATTTATAAATCAATTAGAAAAAGGAATAATTTCACCAGATTGGATTGATAGTGGAGAGTACAAGGTTGGTGTTTTTATAGGT